ATAAAGGAATCAAGAAAATTAGAAAAAAATGATTGGCTAACGGTAGATCACAAATTTTCTAGAAACGAAGGATTTTTAAATAATATAAACCCTGATATAATAGGACATATTTCCAATCTTGATATTTTAACTTTTAGTGAAAATAGAAACAAGTGGGCTTCGTGTAGTATAACACTAGAAGAACTTAAAGAAGAAATTAAATTTTTTGACGAATCCATAAGAAATGAAAATTAAATCAATAAAGAAAATTAAATTGGTTAAGCCAAAACCATTTTATGATATAACGGTAGAAAAATATTCTAATTTTTCAATAGGTAAATCAAACATAATAAGTCATAATTCATCATTGGCTAAAGCTATTGCTAAATTAGCTAGACCCTTTGGTTGTGATATGCAAGTATTAGAAGGTGACGGATTTTTCGGATCCCCAGTAAACCCTTCTCCTTCTGCTCCTAGATACACCTCCGTTAGGATAAGTAAATGGGCTAAAGAAACTATATCCGAACACCAAGACCTAAACATCAAAAATCAAGAAGGAGGGCACGACTGGCTTCACGTAGAATATCCTATTGGTATATCTACACATGTTGTTGGTATAGCGGTTGGCTACAGGAGTAATATACTTCCCAGAAAAAGAGAGGACGTAATAGAATATTTAGAGGGTAAAAATAAAATACTAAAGCCTCATTTTAAAGACTTCTCTGGTAAAGTTACTAGATTTAATAATGAAGAAGGATCTTGGTTAGTAGAAAGTGGAATAGAGATTAACAAGAAAAGGAAATCTATTAGAATTTTTGATCTTTCCCCTCTTATTAAATATGAAAGTTTTATGAATAGGTTAACAAATAAGTTAGACCAAAGTGAAATAGCATATAAAATAGAAAATTCATCTAAAAAGAAATGTGATATCCAGGTTACCTTAAGAGGTATAAGCCCTCAAGAATTTGACTCTGCTAGTGTGTGGATTCAAAATATGGGAAGGGTTATAGTTAGAGAAAATGTGGTTTTCGTTAGGGATGGATCTGTTATGGAATTCGATTCAGTGAAGGATTATTTAGATTCTTTTAAAGTTCATCTGGAATTTGTAAGACTTAAAAGACTGGAAAGGGATTTAGTTAATTTTGATAATGAGTTAGAATATTTGGAAGCGAAGCTTAAATTTCTAATTTTTATGAGCTCTAAGAAAAGGAAAAATGTAGAGATTTTGGCTTTCTTGAAAGGATTTAAGGGATGGATATCGGCTAGATTATCTAAGATTCAAATAGTTAAATTATCTGATGATGTAATAAAAGAAACAAAAGACCTGATAATAGAAACCAAAAAACTAATAATAATTGGTAAAAGAAAAATAAAAGCCCAGGAAAAAATACTAAATTCAACAAGAAAAAAATCTAAGGGAGCTAAATCTATTTCATTAATCCCAAAATCATACGACGATCAAAAAACTGAGATAGACGGGATAGAGATATTCCAGGAAGAGATTGAAGAGACTGAAGTTATAGATCAGGATGAGGAGGATGAAATATAATTAAAGAAATTCCAGAAACAAACCATAAATAATACAGTAGAATAAATACAAAAAATAAAAATGAAATTAAGAGTCACTAGCCCCCAAAATTTTATTACTTTCCTTAAAAAGTTAAAAGTAATAGAGAAAAGTGTTTTATTAGAAATTAATGAGGAAACTACCTTTTCTAAAGTACATACCCCGGATAAAGCGGTTATGAAGTATTCAGCTGTTGAGAACACAGAAATTTTCGACGGAGAGATCGACTGGGAATTTATAAAAACTGATAGGGTTAAGATAGGTATAATGGATGTTACTAAGTTAATGGATGCTTTTAAGCATTTTAGAACAGAAGAAGATATCTATTTGGAACTTAATTTATCCCACCTAAATGATGGTGATTGTGTAGCAACTGAATTAAATCTAGTTTCTCCAACACTAACTATAAAAATACGTTGTGCAGACTTAAGCCTATTAGCTTATGTTGAAGATAATGTATTAGAAATGGTTCATTCTAAGGAGGATTATATCCATAAATTTAAACTATATAATTCTGACTTTACTTCTATTGCAGCTTTATGTAACCTTGAAACTGATTCGGACGAACTTTTGGAATGGGACGTTTTTAAAGATAAAATAGTAGTAAAGGGAAACTCTTTCGATTTTAAGTTAAATATAAAGGAGGATGAAATAGATATTAATAGTGAGACTAGAGAGATTTCTATTTATAAAAGTCAATTAGGATATGTTGACGTAGAAACGGGAGAGTGTTATGTTCATGAAAATAGAATGGTCTTTTTTTCTAGCGATACCACTACCTCTTGTGCGGTTGGGTTAGTAACTAAGTAAAAATAATTACATAGAAAATTTATAAGAGCCTGAATCATATATTTTTAAAAATCCGAGCTCGTTCATAATCCGAGCTTCGGATTTTTTAGGATCGTATCCTTCTTTTATTAATTGATCCTTTCGATATTTAAATCTATTTTCTCTGATGCCATTTTTAAAGTACCAGTAATTAGGTTTACTTTGATGTTCTAATATGAATCCTAATTTTCTATAAAATTCTCCATCGGACCATCTAGCATCACAATATGTAACTAATTTCTTGGGTGTATTATTCTTTTTGAATTTACTAAGTAATTTGGAAGCCCCTCCAATAACACTAATTCCCCTTAGGTTACAAAACCTTATTAGTTCCCAATGCCCTTCTTTTTTTATGTTCCCCATGTTTTTTCTTAGAGAACCAAAAGTCATTACAGATACTAATTCACCACCATAAAACATTCCATATCTTTTTTTTGCCCCTGCTGCTCCCTGCAAGTGATTCTCTATTAAAAAAGCATTACATTTTTTCGAATCTATTTCTTTTATGCTGCATTTTCTAGCGTAAATAATTCTTTTGTTTTGGTTCAATATAGATAGGATTCTACTTTTTACTAATTCTTTATTTTTTGTAATCTCGTCCTCAAATATATGAATCAATAGATAGCCTTTATTTTTAGCTAAATTTGTTTTTTCTTGATGATATAGCGGATGTTTGAATCTTTCTGAATGCCAATACAAACCGTTTGTTTCTATCCCAATATTATGATCAGGTAAAAGAAAATCGATCTCCTTACCTTCCAATATAGTTCTATCATTTTCAGTATATCTAATTTTATTCTTTTCTAATATAGCCCTAACGAAATCTTCGATTCCTGAAGATTTAATACATCCGATAGGATTGCAAATTGTACATGGATTTGTTTCTATTAATAATTTTGTCCTTTGGTGTAAATTCCACTTGGATATAGTAAAATTATTATTACATTCATTACATTTGATTGTTACTTCTCCCCATTTTTTTGATTCTCTTTTAATTACCTCTAAATGCCTATATTTATTTAGAAATGTATCTAATTTTTCATTGTCTAATTTTTCATATAGGTTACTTCCTTTACCCATTGGATGCTTATTCCCATATTTAATTAGATTGGTTTTTTTTATCTGATCTTTAATTTTTTTAACGGTAAATGGATTCCCCCCGTAATTTTCTATGAATTTATTTTCTATTTTTTTCTTTATTATATTAGATTTAGAAGGATTATCTACCCCATATTTTTTAATATAGGTTCTCTCCTTTTTTTCCATAACAACCAAAGAACTATTAGAACATTTAGAACTACAATAATCTAAATACCCCGTCAAAAGCCCGGTGAATTTCGGTATTTTTTCGGTACATTTTTTACATTTAACGGGTTCTAGTATATTATTTAAATAGTGATATAATTCTTCCGAAAATCTTTCCGGTTCCAATCCAATCATTTCACTATGCTTTATCACTTTTGAATATTCTTTATAGAAATGTTTCTTAACATAACTTTTTGTGGTCCTGGTCGATGAAACTCGACCCTTATCATTTAGGAAATCTGATATTATCATTCTATCTTTTTTATTGCCCCTTATATATCGTTCAAGTAGCATTAATTTTCGCTTTTATAGAAACAATATTACTTAATTATCTATAAAAGTATATAATTTTAATTTATGTATTGAATGGAAAGTAAGATAGAAAAGCTTAAAATAAAAATTAATGAAGCAATATCCAGAAGGGACGAACTTAAAAATGAAGAACAGGCAATAAAGCTAACTATGAACTCCATTTATGGTGCCATAGGTAATAACTGGTTCGTTTGTTTCAATCCAGATGTTGCAGAAGCAGTAACTTTACAAGGACAAGATTTAATTAAGCACTCTGAAAAAATCTTAGATAAATATTTCCATGAATTTTGGCATAAAGATGAAGCCTTACATAAAGAGCTGGGAATCTATAATGTAAAGCCAATTAAGAAACCAATGGTTGTTTATGGTGATACTGATTCCAATTATGTTTCTTTTGAGGAAGTAGTTTCTTCATTCGAAGGATGGGAGGGAAGTCCCAAAGATTTCATACTCGCTTTAAACGAGAAAAGAATAGTTGGGTATTTACAAAAATGCTTCGATATTTATGCTGAAAAATGTAAAACTGACAATTACCAAGATTTTGAGTTGGAAACACTTTCAGCTAATGGGATATTCTTAGGTAAGAAAAAATATGTACTGAATCTAGTATATGATTCTGGCCAACATTTTGAAAAAGGATCAACCCTTAAGTATACCGGGGTAGAAATGGTTAAGGGAGGAACACCAGTATTTGTTAGAGAAAAACTTGGATATCTAACTAAATTCATATTTGCTGCAGGTAGCAAATTCCAACTTAGAGAATTCGTTCAGGAACTTAAGGCCATCAAGAAAGAGTTTAAGGTACAGGAACCGGAGAACATTTCGAATTCTGTAAATATGAAAGGATATGAGAAATTTGTGCTTAATGATACAACGGCACTAGAGGTTGGTAAGGGATGTCCGATCCACGTTAGAGCTAGTGCATATCATAATTATATTTTGAATAAATCTAAATATAAGGATAAATATCCCCTTTTAGGTAGCGGAGAAAAAGTTAGAATGTATTTTGTAAAAACTAACAGCCCTATGGAAAATAATGTATTTTCATATGCTCAAGGAACCTTTCCTTATGAATATGCTCCTCCAATCGATTACGATCACCAGTTTACTAAAACTATCTTGGATCCAATAAACAGGTTTATAGAAGTTATGAATTATAATAAAATAAGTCCTAATCTATTTATGATTAACACTCTTTGGTAAATGGGATTCAATAAAAGAATGCTCCCTGAAGTTGGAGATCTAGAAAAAATACATTCAGAGAGTGTATCTGACGTAGAGTTTCTAAATACCCTTATAGGGAAATCTGATGCTATAATTGGATCTAGCGAATCTTTTAAATTTTTAGAAAAAATCAGGGATAAAGTAGAAAAGGAAAGAAAGAATACTTAGATATATAGGATAAAGAATCCTTTGGATATATGCAAAAAAATCTTAATGTTAATAAACTTTTGGATTTTTCTCAATTTCTCAATGAAGCTGAAGAAAACTCCGAAATAAATCTATTAATACTTTCCGGTACCGAAGGAGTAAGTAAAACCTCTGAATCTTTTTTGGAGGAGTGCAAAAAAAGATCTATAGAGTGTAATGTAGTTAATGTAGATAACATAACTATGGACAAACTCTATAACGGACATCTGATTTTGGATTCCGATGAGGGTAGTCCAGAAATAATAATAAACCCAAAAAATACTGTTATAGTTCCTAGAAGAGGGGTAGTTAAAAACTCTAAAACTAAGCAAATTATGAGGGAATTAGAAAAGGGCAGATATTTCTGTGTGAATTCTTTATCCTCAATAGAAGCTTGTGAAAATAAATATTTAACCTCGGTTATTTTAGAGAACGAAAAATTACCTATACCTAGATATGCAATCGTTAGTGATGTTTCAAATCTTGACGATGGACTAAAAAAAATAGGCGGGGAATTTCCAGTGATAATGAAGCTACTTTCAGGATCCCAAGGAATAGGGGTATCTATTGTAGATTCTTATGCATCTTTAAAATCAGTATATCAAACTATAACTAAATTAAGTCCAGAAAGTGAAATATTACTTCAGGAAAAAATAGATTCTAATTATGATATTAGAGTTCAAATAATAGTTAAAAAGTTTAACCCTCTTTCTTTAAACAGTGCAGATAATTGTGAAGTTGTTGGCGTTATGAAAAGAGAAGCGGTAGATAAGGATTTTAGAACTAATTATTCTTTAGGAGGTGAAGTTAAAGGATTCGAGCTTACTGACGAGATAAAAAAAATAGCTTGTAAGGCGGCGAATGTGATGGGATGTCACTGGTGTGGAGTTGATATAATGATTGATAAAAAAAGCGAAAATCCTTACATATTAGAAGTTAATTCTTCACCAGGTACTGAGGGGATTTCTAAAGTTATGGATGAACCCGTTGTCAATACTATTATAGATTACGTAAGTGATAAAGGTAACTGGACATATACAGAGATGGAGGTCGGCTATTTAGAGACCGTAGCCATTTCCGGTATTGGTAACTTGGTTGCTAAATTTGATACTGGTAACGGGTCTACCTCTTGTACTATACACGCTGACGAAATAGAGGTAAAGGACGAAATTTTACATTGGACTGTAGGTGAAGTGAAAATGGAAAGCCCAATAGTAGGATATTCAACAGCAGAAGTTGGAAGAGATAGAAGCGAAAGACCTATAGTAGAAGTTTCTTTTAATATAGGAGATGCCCATATGGATAAGGTAAAAGTTTCTCCCGTGGACCGAACCGAAAAAAGTACCCCATTTTTGGTTAATAGAAAATTAATGAGAGATTTAGGACTAACAGTGAATCCTCATAAAGCTTTTATAATAAGTGATAAGCCAAAATCTGGATTTTCTCCAAAACATTCTAGAGGAGATAGAAAAGCTGGGATAGAATTCAGTAAAGATTCTGAAGAAAAATCAGATATATAAAAAAATTTAAGATCTAATGAAAAATAATATATTAACAATAGGAGAACTTCTAGAAAAGAAAGCTAGTAGTAAACAAGAAGAAAAAACCGAAAAAATACAAGTTTTATTAAGTAACGAAGACCTTGTTGATTTGGCTAAGAAAATTTCTAAAGATTCTTTATCCAAAGGGGAAAAACCCGCATCAGTTTCTGATTATGTTAGAAGGTTAATAAGGAAAGATCTTGGAAGATCTTCTGGAGAATAAAAAATCTCAATAAAAAATCCCAATATTTTAAAATATTGGGATTTTTTTTGGTTTAAGACCTGGTTATTCTATTGTTCCTCTTGGTTGGATACAAAATCATCAAATGAAACCACTCTTCCGGGTCTTTCTGGAGCAGTAGTGCTTCCTTCTTCAGATCCATCGTTATAGATTTCTTCAGTTTCCTCTCCTGTATTTTCTCCAGAATCTGTTTCCTCTCCTGTAGTTTCTCCAGAATCTGTTTCCTCTCCTGTAGTTTCTCCAGAATCTGTTTCATCTCCTGTAGTTTCTCCAGAATCTGTTTCATCTCCTGTAGTATCCTCGCCTGATGTAAATTCTTCAGTACCAGTTTCCTCTCCTGTAGTTTCCTCAGTACCAGTTTCCTCTCCTGTAGTTTCCTCAGTACCAGTTTCCTCTCCTGTAGTTTCCTCAGTACCTGAAAATTCTTCAATTTGAGTTTCTTCGTTTTCTTGTTCTTCTATCATAATAAAGTTTATATAAATATATTTATGTTGGTTATATATATATAAAACAAAAAGATTTCATTTTTATGAAGCATATTTTGGAATATGAAGATGGTTTTATCAATATCTATATTGACGAAGGGATCAAGATTCGAATAAGAGAATGGCTTACCCAGAGAAAGTCGGATTCTTCTGAAAAAATAGAGGATATAGTTTCTGAAGTTATGGCCAAGTTTAAAATAGGTAAGAATAAAAGAGATGCTATTAGATCCTACATTTCCAAATTATATTCATTATCTGATGAAATGTCCATAATAATGGATCCCAATCCCCAAATGATCTACAACAATCCAGATCAAGTACAAAGCTTATATTACTGAAAAGACTAGAAGATACAAATATATATAGAGTAAATAACTTCAAAGATATGAAGAGAATTCTCTTAATATTAGCTATTTTCTTTTCGACTTTAGCTTTAAATGCACAGACGGTTATAAATTTTCCAACTACCCAGGGATATTCTTGGCAGCAAGTTGGTAACACCTGCGCTGGATGTACTTCTTTCTTTGTGGGGGTAACCAGAAGTAATTATCCTAATGAAGTTGGAAGTTATAAATACTCTGTATATTACCAGTCAAATTCATTTGGACCAAACGGAGCTTCTAGATTGACCTACATTTCAGGAATAAGATACTTTTACTGGAATGGTTATTGGACATCCCCAGATAATTCCGGTGAATATTGGAATTTAATAGAGGGTGTACCCACTTTAGCTTATTCATACCATTCTCAAAATCCGCAGCTTCTAATAAAAATAATAATAGGTAATTATGTCTATCGTTGATCAATTAGACCCTTCGGGGAAGGAAATAGAAGTTGGTAATAAGAAATTTACACAGGACTCTAAAATAACATTTAATATAAAAGCTTTCATGTCACTTTTGATAATGATTGGTGTTATGTTTTTTGTTACTTATTATTTTATAGATAAAAGGATAGATGAAAGTGACGACGGCAATTCGGAAAAGATTGGAAAACTCGAGGTCCTAGTATATCAGTTAAAAGATGAAAGGATTACTAGTATAAAAGAACAGGTAGATGCAACAAACGGAAAAATGGAATTGTTAATGATGTTAATAAATTCCAATCAAATAGATGTGAGCGAAATAAGAAACCATACTTCAACTCCACCCGAGGAAGTTAACGTAATATTATCCCCAGTAACCCCTTCAACTCTAAATATCACGGAAGATTAATATGAAAAAGCTAATTGTAATAATAACCCTGTTTATTTCAACTAACATAAATGCTCAGGTTACATATGAAGGGGAAATGCGATCATCAAGTAAGCAAAATACTTTTAAGCATTCTCTAGATAGCTATGTAGATAGGTCTTTGTCAATAGATATTATTTTTCCCAGAACCGTAGCTTTTTTTGCGATAATAGATTCTGTTCATTATCTTCCAGTCCCCGAAAGCTTTAATTCAGGAAAACAACTTCTAGAATTCTTTTGGACTGGAAATATACATAATAGTGGATATTGTAGAATAGAGGTAAATACTGACAATGAAAGATTTCTAGTATGTACTAATTCAGAATGCTATATATTGGAAATATCCCCACCAAAACTTCCAGAGCATACTTCTAATAGGGACTATAGTTTTAAAGAAAAGACCGTCTATAAGTTTTTATATAGAGATACTTACCTAATATGGGACGAAGACGAAAATGAATTGATCTATAAATAATAAACGAAACTTATATTTCTATTATCCGTATAATATTTAATGGAAAAGGATAGAATAAAGATATTATATTTACTAAGAGGATTACCAGGTTCTGGTAAGACAACACTAGGTTCAACAATGGAAGGAATAGTTTTCGAATCTGATATGTATTTCAGAAGCGAAGATGGAACCTATAATTACAACCCAAAGAATATACAATCTGCTAATAATTGGTGTCATAATTCTGTTATGGATGCTATGGAGGCTTCTAAAAAAGGATCTAGTGAATTAGATAAGATAATAGTTTCGAATAACTTTACCACCGAGAAAGAAATGGAACCATACTATAAAATGGCGGACCGTTACGGATTTCATGTATTTAGTGTTATAGTAGAAAATAGACATAGTAAGGGAGGTTATACCCCACCTGAAGTAAAAGTATTAGCGGAAAGGTTTGAAACAAAATTGCTATAGTTCAATAAAAATTAAATTTTATCGTATTTTTTAAAGAAACTTTTTTAAATTTGGGTATATAATAATCACCTTAAAAAAACAACATGAAACTGGTAGACGCACTAAGAACTAAAGATACTTTAACTGAGAATGGGATGACAACCAATTCATCTTCTCTAAATTCTTGTGTTGATCTCTTCTTCAATATTGGAGCAATGAGAGGCCAGGATAAAAGTAAATTAATCTCTAATTTTTCCTCCGCTTTTATAGAGGATCCAACGAGGGCTTTAAAAATCCTTTTCTGGGCGAGAGACGTAAGAGGAGGTGCGGGAGAGAGACAGATATTTAGAGATATTATGGCTTACCTAGCAGAAAATTATAAAGAGCAATTAGCTCCTAATATTTCTTATATTCCTTTATTTGGTAGATGGGATGACCTTTTGGTTCTAGAAGGAACTAGTTTACAGAACGAAGCTTTCTTTTTAGTTGGACAAGCAATAAAAAACGGTAAGATGGCAGCAGATGTTCTCCCTGGAATAGATAATATGTCGGAAGAAGAATGCATTGAAATGCTTAAGAGCCTTTAGCTTTACATTTATTAAAATGATGTCTTTTCATGGATCCATAATTTATGCTTTCCTTACTACAAAAGGGACATTTAAAAATTCCAATAAGTGTTTTTGGTTTACTAAATGTTCCCCTTTCCTTTTGTTTTCTCATAGAATTTTTAGCTTTTTCTGAACGTTTTTTTAATACATTCTGATTTATATCGGGGTTCATTTTACAATTATCTCCGTGGAATCTTTTAAAATTACCCGGATCTATCTTTTTGTTGCAATGCTCACATACACTTTTCGGTGTATTCATTCTTGAATTACTAATCGCAATCCTCCTTTTTTCCGAACATTTCCCAGTTGGTTTACCTCCTCCTTTATTCCATGCTTTATATTTTCCGTCAGAGTATAGTTTGGTATGAGCCTTTTTATTATTTTCTTTATGTTTATCTGATTGTCCATATTTCCAACCATCAGAAATTGGAATACTTTGGTCATGAAATGTACCAATCCCAGTTTCGATGTGATGAATGACCTTAAGTCCACTGGAATCATAGACAGGCATATTGTTGGTTTTATTTATAAATTTAGAATTTTTGTTAGTCTTTACTCTTTCCAGAACAGCAGTTTCCCAATTTCCCGCATCTATTTTATTAGAAAAGGTTTTAGTTACCTTAAATTCAAACGAATTTTTCCCATACTCATTTATAAGTTTTTTAATATGTTTTGATGAGGTAAAATAAGTTATCCAAAAATCATTTGGGCTACATCCTTTAGCCCAACGAACTCCGTAATAATATTGTTTAGTTGGTTTAAATACGAGTTTGTAAGTGAATGGTATGGTCATATATTATATACCAATACAAGGCATCCATTTAGATGATTATTTAAATAAATTTTAAATAATCATCTAAACATTAAAAACTTTTATTATATTAGCGGTATAATAAAATATTAGGTAATATAACATGGAGACAAACAAAGACATTCTTAGAAGGAAATTAAAAAATCTTGAATTTATTGGCTCTACTGCTGCCAAATGGATGCCAAGAAAAGGCAAAGTAGCTTCTAAGCTTAGAAATTACTTGGGATTCTCACCAAAGCAATATAGAAAGACCCTAGTTAATCTAACTAATGTAATAGAGACCGCTATGTGTTCCGGAAATTGGGATGCTATAGAATATGGTAAAATACCTTCTGTTGCAGCTTCTAGATATCAAAAAGCATTCTGGAAAAATGATGAGTCTAGATACTCCGAATATGTAGAATCCCTTAAGAAAGGGGAAGCAAAAATAAATGCTGGTGCGGTATATCCTTATGATATTATAAAGGGTATGAAATACGGGGATGTTTCTGTTTCTACAGAGCAGTGGAAAGCTTTACCTAATTATTTTGAAGATGCTGATGGTGAATTAATTCTACCTATGGTAGATACCTCAGGGTCTATGGAAACCCCAGCAGGAGGAAATAAAACCGTAACCTGTATGGACGTGGCTCTTTCCCTAGGTATTTATATTTCAGAAAGAAATTTAGGACCCTTTGAAAATGCATTTTTAACTTTTTCTGGAAGCCCTGAACTTCAATATCTAACAGGAGATCTACAATCGAGATTGACTCAACTACGTAGAGCATACTGGGAAATGAATACAAACTTGGAAGCTGCATTTGATTTAATTCTCCAGCAAGGAATTAAAAACAATCTTAAAGATTCTGATATGCCTACTAAAATCCTAATCCTTTCGGATATGGAATTTGATTCTGCTACCGGAACTGGAGGTTGGGGAAATTCTAACAAAACCCCATGGAACCCTTCGGCCCATGAGATGATAGAAGAAAAATTTTCTAAAGCTGGATATAATATGCCACAAATAGTATTCTGGAATATACAATCTAGAAACGGTGGAATCCCAGTATCTTTTGACACTAAGGGAACCGCTTTAGTTTCTGGTTTTTCCCCTTCTATTATGAAAAGTTTACTAGGGGGTACAATAGAATCACCAATTCAAATAATGGATAAAACCATTTTAGATGAAAGGTACGAAATGATTAAAGCTTAATAGATATATAAGAATATTGGTTTCTTACAGCAATTTTAAAATTTATATGCAAAATAGATAAAAAGAAACCAGATGGATCGGTACAGCAAAGTTTAAAAACTACAATCAGAGAAAAAGGAATACGATCATACTTTCGAGTAAAGGTTGATTTCCATATAGGTCAAAGGGCTCCTATATAAACTAAAAAAAAACGTCCCAGGAAATATTACTTAGATCCTGAATAAAATCAAAGTTATCCAGACAGGAGAAATAAAGATCAATCCCGCAGGGGTTAAATAATACTAACTTCGATCCAGTTAATATTAATCTCAAGTAAGAAATTACTTGAGCTTTTTAGTTATATAGTATATGAAATATCTAAAAATTTACGAAAGCGAAAATAATCTCTTAGATGACTTAGAAGATCTAACTATACATAAAAAACTTATGGGATGGTGGATTTCGGAAATTTCTGAATATGAGATTCTTCATATTTGTATATTTGCTAGAGATTTCGAAAACGCGAAGAGACTTTTCTTAATTAATTCTGTTTTTACCGGCGAGACAGAAGAATATGAAAATGATATTGAATATACAGGTAAGTTAAAAGATTGGAAAGAAGTTTTTAATTATTATTTGGAGGCTTTTGATGACGGAGGAAGTTTATGTATTTGGGAAATGAAACCTAGAAACCGAAGGGGAGAAGAGGAAATTGAATATTTACGGCAAGAAAGAGACCTTCCTAAAATTGTTGATTTCGGAAGGAAAGTATTTTTAGATTTTGATGAGATTTTAGATAAGTATCCAGAAGGACAAAATTTATAGCTTATATGAAATGCAGCATTTAAAAAAGTATGATGAATATAATGACCTCTTAAAAGACTTACAAGATCTTGATTTAGCTTTTACGAAGGAGGAGATGGATATGTATGATTTTATAAAAGAGTTTGGAGGAAATAAAGAGCCAGAGGACTTTGCAGACTATTTGAAAGATTATTATAAAAACCCTTCGGATTATGATATAGATACAGATTCTGATTATTATTTAGCTATTGGAGATTATTATTTGGATATTGAAGAATTTAATAAGAATAGGAACCCCTTTTATGCAGGTACTGATGTATGGAAAATAAAAGAATTGGAAAAATCTGATACTTACCAAACATATTCTAAAATGTCTAAAATTGTTTTAAAATAATAGAGCATTTAAAAGAGTATGAAGATTCGAAGGATCTTCTAAAAGATCTACAAGGATTAGGATTAGCTTATACGAAAGAGGAAATCGATATGAGAAGCTTTATAGAATTTTCAGAAAAAATTTTAGAAGATTCCTGGCATTCTATTTTAGATCCTGAAGATTTATATGAATGGATAAAACATTTTCATGAAAATCCGAAAAAATATCAAACAGATAAAAAGCCTAAATTTCGCGATCTTTTACGGGAATATTTAGAAGGATTGAGCGAAGCAATTAGAATTCGTGACGGTGGACCATCTTCATACGATACTAGAGATTTTAAAGAAATGGAAAGAACGTGGGTCTATTTACTTTATAAAGAAATGTGGAAAACTTTTAATTAACACGAAACAAATCATCATAAACCTTACTATAACATAAAAATAGAAAGGATCTAATCCAAAAATCCAAAAATTGAAAATAACTTTCATTTCTGACACCCACGGATCTCATAAAAAATTAGACGGTTTCTTACCCGGAGGTGACTTACTCATATGTGGTGGTGATATAACTGGAAGAGGTCAAAAACATGAGATTGATTCTTTCTGCGGATGGTATCATAAAATAGAGGGATATAAAGAAAAAATACTAATAGCTGGAAATCATGATTGGGGATTTCAAAAAAACGAATCTGAAAGTTTATCCCTAATAAGTGATCATAATAGAAAGATAACTTATCTAAAGGATCAAACTTATTTTATAGAAGACCAAGAGGTTACTATTTATGGTTCCCCTTGGCAGCCTGAATTTTTTAATTGGGCATTTAATCTTCCCCGATATGGAAATGAGCTTGAAGAAAAATGGAAAGCTATTCCCGAGAATATTGACATTCTTATAACACATGGACCTCCTTATGGGATATTAGATTATGCTAAATTTAGTGCAAAGAATGTTGGGTGTGAATTACTTTTGGCTAGAGTTAAAGAAATAAAACCTAAAATCCATATTTTCGGCCATATACATGAAGGATTTGGGTATGTGTTTAATGGCGACACACACTTTATTAACGCATCAGTTTTAGATGAAAATTACGTCTTTAGAAATAGACCTTTAACAATAGATTGGAATCCAACCACAAACGAGGTAGAATTCTTATAGTAATGGAACAGTTAGATAAGAAAGTAAACTATAACTGCTCAGTATGCGGTAAGGAATTACCAAAAGTCCTAAATTTAAGCAGAGTTTGTATTTCTTGCATTATTAAACCCAAAAAAAATGGCTAAGAGAATACCAAAAGAAACCATATGCAGTTTTTGTATAAAAGCGATATTAGATAAAGATGCATATTCAGTAAAATTAAAAATGCACGATTTCTTAGATACACTAGAGGGTAATGTATATCATACTCCTTGTTGCAAAGATTGTTTAGATTCTGATAGAATAATAGGGGTATTCCGAACTCCAAAGGCCGATAAACCAAAAATAAAAACTAAATCTAAAAAAAATACGAAATGATCTATTTATCCATAGATATCGAAACTACTGGACTAGATCCAGAAAATAATCAAATTCTATCAATAGGAGCTATTATTGAGGATACTAAGAACACTCTTCCCCTGGAGGAGTGTCCTAAATTCCATGCTGCTATTAAAAGATCTGGTGATATCACGGGAAGCTTTTTCGCTTTGAATATGAATGCCTCACTCATAGGTGATATTGTTAATTATCAAAACTCACAAAATGATGAAACTAGAAGATTCGTTGAATCAGGATCGGGGATGAAATTCTATAATGAGGATGAAGTAGCGGAAGAATTTTTTAAATTTCTTTGGGATCATAAAATTCCACAAGAAGGGTTTTCTCCGGAATGGATTTTAAATGCACAGATGTATTCTCAAGGTGAATCCACATATCCTATAATAGGGTCTAAGATTCCTAAAACTTATTTAAACGTAGCGGGTAAAAACTTTGGTACTTTCGATCTTAAATTTTTAGAAAAACTTCCTAGATGGAAGCAGCTATTTAAAGTAAGATCGAGAATTATAGATCCTGCGGTACTTTATGTTGACTGGGAAGATGATGAATCTTTACCCGGTTTAGCCCTTTGTAAAGAAAGAGCTGGGGTGGAAGGAAAAGTTACTCACAATGCTTTAGAAGACGCATGGGATGTTATATGTACACTTAGACCTTTTTATGAAAAATAATATGGAATATATTCACTTTTAATAAATAAAATAAATGAAGATTTGGGATAGGGGAAAAATAAAAATTGTACCTTTCATGTTTATTTGGTGTTTTCCAACCTTTTTAGCTTTCTTTCTTTTGCTCTATAATTTTGCAGAAATTGGTTTAAATTGGTCTTTGGGAATAACCGGATATGTTTACCCCAATGATGTAAGAAATTCTGCTGAATATCACGTACTTTCAGAAAAAATTAAAAAGTTAGAAAAATGAAGGAAGGAATAACAATAGAAAAAGCTAAAGAAGATTACAATCCTAGAAAAGCTTTTCAAATTATGATCAACGATAAACCATATCAGATATGGTCTATAGATGGATTAGAACATGAAAATGGTAAATGGAACGGAACTCCAACAACTTGGTGGCTAGAATATTCAGATGCTGAAAAAGAAAGAGAGCTAATACCTTTTGTTGACAAAATGGTCCATAGAGTATGTTGGGGAATTGACTATAAGCAATTTAATACAAGTAAGTATAAATGGGACGAGTGGAGTATTTCTAGTAGAGGTGCATGCACTATTAGTGCTAACGGAAAGGAAGTTTATAAATTTCATTCCCATGATTTGGGATACGCTTTAGCTAAAGCTCAAACTACAATAGTAATAATTTCTGAACATCCTTATAATTTCATAAACCCTTCTGAAGAAAAAGGAAGAAAAATTTGGTACTATGGAATCCCAGCAACTATAGAACCTTCCGATTACCATCCAGGTGAAATTTCTATATGTCCAGACTATTCTACGGGTATCGATGAAAATCAATGGTGGAAGCTATATAAAGAAAGATCCCAAAATGTCCAGCCTCCAAAAGATATAGATGATAATTTACAAATGGCTGAATTGGATAATGAGCAGATGGAGGAAACTAGATCCTATGGAAAAATAAATCACGGGGATGCTTTATGGGATGGAATGATAAATTGGTTTAGACAATAATAGATAATAAATAAAATATGAACACATTAGATAAAAAATATACAGATTTGCTTCAGGATATCATGGAAAATGGGTATCTAAAATCGGATAGAACCGGGACTGGAACCATTTCTGTTTTTGGTAGAATGTTTAGACATAAAATGTCCGAAGGATTCCCTCTCCTTACTACCAAAAAAATGGCATTTAAAAATATCGTTACAGAGCTTATATGGTTTCTAAAAGGAGAAACGAATATACAATCTCTAGTTAGAGCCGGAAATTATATTTGGGTTGGTGATGCATATAAGAAATTTAGAAATGAAGCGGAAAAAATTAAAGAAGCTTATGAAAATGGAGATCTTTTGGGATCTCAACCTCATATAGAATCTATGTTTAGTGCCCCCGAAGAGTTAATTATTTTAAACAAAAAGGAATTCATAGAATCAATTAAAACTAATGACGAATTTGCTAAGGAGTGGGGAGAACTCGGTCCCATCTACGGTAAGCAATGGAGAGGATGGAATACTAAAATTCCTATATCTATGAAGGATAAGATTGAATACGTGCTGTCAGGAAAAACAAAGAGCCCTATTGAAATGGAAAATTTAGCCATCACAGAGGCTGCATTAGACCCAAATGAAACCCCACAATTCGTAGAGATTGATCAAATCCAAAATCTGATTAATGATCTCAGAAAAAATCCAGATTCTCGGAGGATGATGGTCAATAGCTGGAATGTTGGAGAAATTGAGAATATGACGCTTCCTCCATGCCATTTCGGATTTCAGGTTTATACAAGGAAGTTGAACACTGATGAACGCTGTGAATTATTGAACAGGTTACATAATTTAGACTGTAAAAAAACAGAGTTACATACAGACGAACTGTTTGAATCAGAGGTAAAAACAGATTCAGACAAATTAGGAGTACCGTCTAGAGAAATATCACTTCTGTTTAATATGAGAAGTGTAGATGTTCCATTAGGACTACCTTTTAATATTGCAAGCTATGGAATATTATTATTGATTTTATCAAAAATGGTTAATATGATTCCGGGCGAACTTATAGGATCATTGGGGGATACTCATATCTATAACAATCAGATAGAAGGGATTGAAAAACAATTAACTAGAATCTCGATGAATTTACCAAATTTAATAATTTCTGAAGGTGTTAATTTCGGGGGAAATATAGATGATCTTTTAGCATCATGCGATGAGTATAGTTTTAAATTAGATGGATATGAAAGTCATCCATCAATAAAGATTCCTCTTTCTAATTAATTTTTTAAAATTGTAGATATATTAAAGGGTAAACCTAAAAAATATCAATAATATTTAATATGATTATATATGAGATTAAAAATAGGAAAAACGGAAAATCTTACATAGGTCAACATTCTTCGGATGAGCTAGGTAAATATTGGGGTAGTGGTAAATTAATAAAGAGAGCAATTAATAAACACGGGCTTGAAAATTTTGATAGGTATATTCTAGAGAGATGCTCTACAAGAGAAGAACTTAATGAACGTGAAAGATATTGGATTGAAGAAAAAGATTCTATAAATACCGGATATAATTTAAGTAAGGGTGGGACCGGAGGGGATACGTCAAGGTTTATTGAATATTCTGAAGAATGGAAGGAGGGGCAGAGACACAGAACTAAAAAATACTGGACATCTTTATCTGAATCTGAACTAAGAGAACGTTCAAATAAAGTTTCAGGCGAGGAAAACGGAATGTTTGGAAAGGTTGGATACTGGAAAAATAAAAATATCCCGAAGAATGTTATAAAAAAAGGATTAAAATCACGTAGAATTTATGTTGCTAACGGAAATCCAAACTGGAAAGGTGGGATATCAAAAAATAAATGTAAATGCGGTAAAAATATTGCGGCTATTAACAGGACTTGTTCTGATTGTAGAGATAGGAAGAGTAAAAATAATCCGTTTTATGGTAAGACCCATTCAGAAGAAATAAAAAAGAAATTAAGTGAAAATAGAAAGGGTAAGAAGCCTTCAAATATTAGAAAAGTAAAAATCGATGGAATCTTATATGAAAGTTTATCAGAAGCATCTAAACGATTGAATTTGAGCGCGTCCTTAATAATACATAGGATAAAATCAAAAAATGATAAATATGGAGACTATGAGTACATTAATTAAAGTATTCTACGGACTTCTTCTTGAAATCCTAGCCAAGGAGGTAAATATGGTCCCAGGGGAGCTTATAGGTACCCTAGAAGACATGCATTTATATTCCAATCATATTGACCAGGCTAAGGAACAAATCGGACGTGAACCCCTGCCTCTCCCAAAATTGGATATAAAGTTACACTTTAAAAACTCTCCATCATTTAAACCTGAACATTGGATAGCAGAGGATTTTGATATAGTAGATTATATAAGTCATTCTGAAATAAAAGCCCCACTCTCAAATTGAAAAAATGAAAAAAGAAGCCAAAGAAAAATTGAACGAGCTAATGCATAATATTATTGGAAATTATGCATATAAAGTTCTTAGTAATAATACGGTAAAAGAGATAACCCGGGATCTAGATATTGGTATAAAATCTATAATGGAGGAATATTCTATAGATTCACCTGATGATTTTCCCATAGAATTTGAAATAACCGATACTGGATTATGGAGCCTAAATTTTAATGAAGATCTTTCGGATCTTTCCGTTTCTTTTAAACCTTCTGAAAATGCTTCTGAATTGGGTATAAATTCTATAAGGTAATAGGATAAATAGATAATGAAATATTTATACCTTTATGAAAATTTTAAAACCATTTGTAAATGTGGTTGGTCCTGGAAAGTAGAAAAATCTGACGATAGACCTTATTGGTGCCACAAATGTGGTTATGATAATA